TGTCAACCACCTCACTTGTTAAATTCCAAAACCTTGGATAATATCACTTTTTTGATATATCCAATCCTCTACTATAACTTGAGGACATTTATTACATTTCATATCTAACGTAAATTTACCAACAATATCAAATTTCACATTATCTCCTAAATTTAGAATTTCCTTATACAACGTTGATAGTGAACTTCCTTTTGTTTGTTTTGTAAATTTTATATTATGGTACGTAAATTCAATTTTATTTTGTTTTGCACCTATTAGATGTAAATTGTATTTATTACATGGAACGTTTTTAATTAAAAATAAAGGCTCTGATACTGTATTACCCCATACATAATCATATTTTGCTATATTTTTTATAATTTGATCATGTAAATTAGATGATTCATAAATTTGATAAATGTGATATGTAGGTTCGTCAATCTTATTCATAGTTGATAAAAGTGAAAATAATCTATTTGTATTTTTAAATGAAATCTCAACTCCAAAAGCTCCAGGGTGTCCTTCAACCTCATTAAATAATCCTGTTCCCTTACACCATTCGTTAAAATCTAAAATTTCACATTTGTCACTACCCCTTCCGCTACCTTTACATACATCACCTTTACGTCTCATTAATAAACATGGTCTTTGATATTGATCTGCCAATCTATTGGCTATAAGTCCAGTGGAATTACCATCCACATCATCTCTTGCGTTACATACAAGAATAGGCAACTTGTCCATATTATATTTTTTTATTTCTTCAGATAATATGTTTGCACTTACCTCTGTAAGTTGTTTTTGTTTTCTGTTTGATGATTGACATGCTTTCAGGATATATTCTTGGATAGTCATGTTTACTATTCCTTTACCCCTCACCTTCCTGTCAAGCATCTCATTTGAGTTACACAATGCATAAAACATATAACACTTATCTTCGTATTCACCTAAACGAATCATTGAATTCATAAGTGGACAGACATAAAATCCAACACCATTTATAGTTACTTTATTATTCATAGAATACATTTGAGCTTCAGTTAATACTTTAATCAATTTATTTTTACTTCTCTTATTCTTTATTTGTGTTAATCCTTCTAATATAAGATATCTTGTTTGTAAATTCATAACATCTGCTCTGTCACCTATCATTCCAACTGCAACCAAGTCTAAATATTCATTCGAATAGTTAACTCCATAATATTCATCAAGAACTTTTGCAAACTTATATACAATACCTACCCCAGTCATAGCTTTATCAGTAATTCTACTGGATAGTTGATTATTCACTACAATTGCAGGATTTTTTAATTTTTCTTTTTCTACTGGATGATGATCTAAAATAATTACATCTTTACCACAGGATATTAATCTTTCACATTCTTTCACATCCCCTGAACCTGAATCTGGAACAATTACCAATTTAGAATCATCTGAACACATATAGTCAACGAATTCAGATAAACCATGTTGTTTACCATGATGAATTAAACATCTTATTTTTATTGTCGGTTTAATACGTTTTATGTATTGATAGATGAGGGCTGCTGATGTGTATCCATCAACATCACAGTCAACCAACAAATCTATAGCACTACTCCGAAGTAAATGAAAAACTAACATATCTCTAGCTTTCTCAATGTTGTCAAATAATAATTCACTTTCTGTATTATTTATAGTGGGATTAAGGAATGAGGTAATATCTTTAATACCTTTCAATTTCAAAATATCTTCTAATTCATTCCCAAATCTCACCTTACCTAAAACATCATATTTAAAACTCAAATCATACCCCTTCCTTAATCATTAGTTCCAACATATATTTTATTATCCATTAATTTTAATAACGTTTCTTTTCCCCTGTCAGTTGGAGAATCTTTATATTTGAGAAGATCATTAACATCCCATAAAACCGTAACAACAACAAATGTAGATAATTTATCTATGATCTTCTCTTTTATGTGTTTGACCCATTTATTGTATTCTTCAGAATTAATGTATTGATATTGTTTGTCCAATGCAATTATCACTTCTCTAACACCAAGCATTAATATTATTCCTTTTTGATAATCCGTAAGTTTATTACCACATAGAGCTACTGAAAAATTATCTTCACCAAACATACTATCTGTCTGTAATACTGATTTTTCAGCTTCAACCAACATAATTTTTCGCTTTTTTTGAATTGCTTTCATATTTTGATTGAGTCCAAATAAATTCAGTCCAAGTGAATGGTTGTAAAAGTTTTCTCCAATCTTAAAAGGTGTATATTTTCCAAATAACTCAATGTCTTCATCAATCAAGGAACGTCCGCGAACACCAATTAGTTGATTGCTCATGTCAAAATGAGGTATTATTATTTTTTGTTGCCATGTAGAGTACATTATATTGTACTTTTCCATTGTTTTTATGGATATTCCTTCGTTAATCCATTCCTCTGTGTACAGTTTTTGAAATATCCGTAGAATACTTTCATCATAAGGAACTAACTGTCTCTGTTCTACACATTTATTCTTCGTTTGTTTATATTTTCGTATAAATTCCCAATCAGAAATTTGTTCCTGTTTACCAAATCCATATTCACAATTATCAATATTTAATTTTACACAGATCCAGTTTATTGCTTTGAATAATTCAGTTGGTTCAAATCCTTTATAACCCATTACAACATTTATAATGTCTAATGATCCACATTCCGAATAACAATAAAATGTCATTGAATCTTTATAATAATATAATTTAGGTTTTGTTCCATGATGACACACTGTATCAGTAATCCATGTGTCATCATCTTCATAATAAATAGAAGCTCCCATTTCAATTAATAACTTTCTCATGTCATCTTCGGTTAGTTTTTCTTTCAATTCTTGGGCGGTCATTATTTAACGCCTCCCTATTTTGATAATTCTGTAGCTAATTCAGCACCCGAAATATCCACATCTTCTGAATCAATTATTTCAACATCACCGACATCTTCTAATTGAAACTCAATTAAAGTTTTTTCAATATCAGTAATCAATTCGAAATTATAATCAGTTACAAAACAATCAACTTCTCGCATTGTACCAAGATTAATCCTTGTCCAAACAATAATGGCTTTCCATTTACCACCACGATTTTTAAATATGTAATATGCCATATTTGGAACTATTGTTCCGAAACGTCCTTCCGATTCCAGAATGGCTTTTAATTTCTTCAAATCTTTGTGAGATACTGGCAATGCTAAAATTCCACCATCTGCTTTTTCAATTATAGCTTTTGAACCTTTCAATGCTCCAGCGTCTTTATTTTCATTATCCTTATATGTATCATTCAATTGAGTGGAAGATCCTAAAAAAACATTAGATTTATTACAAACCATCTTTAACGAATTACTAAACAAGAAAAGAATTTGATCTGTTCTTAATCTAGCTTTTGTTTTTTCATAATAATAAGCATATAGGGACGGAGAATCATTAATATAATCAAAAAAACAAGCATAAATATTATGATTTATTACATATTTTTCAATAGTTTCGGAAATAATATCTATAGTAAAGTCCGGCATGTACTCACTATATAATAATGATTCATCTACGTATTTTGCAGATTGATTTAATACTCTTTCTTCCTCTTCCCCAATATCCCTCCATTCTTCAATTCTATCTTGATCTATTCCACTTATATGAGCTAATAAACAATCTTGAATCTCTTCCTTGGTGAGTTCTGTCGATATAAATAGAACTGGTTCTTTTTTACCAGTTGATATCCACTCATGTTTATTCCAATCATATATTCTATCACAAGCTATATTACAACCATCAGCCATAGAGTTTCTACTTTTACCACCACCAGAAATAGAACTTCGTATGATAAATTTCTTACGTCTCATTCCTCTAAATACTGTTGTTAAATAACCGGATTGAAAAGGATAACCATATACATTTTCTTGATTTTTATGTTCATCAAGTCTTTCTAATATTCCTTCACCTACATGAAATGAATAGTTGTCACTAAATGCGCTCTTCCACATAGATTTAAAATTAATGAATTTATTATTTATTTCGTTCAGAACGTCTTGACTGGTAAGTTCATTAAACACTGCCAATTTAGATTCATCTGAGTCATCATAAATGAAATTCATATCCATCTTTAACGACTCGGAAGCGTTTCTGATTATAGAATACTTTCTGACATCATCATGATACTTACCAACGTTCATTAATTTATCAGAAGCCATTTTAACAGCCTCTTCTACATATTCCCAACCATTATTATTTTTCCATAATGATAATGCTGTGTTAAATTGTGATATTTCATTCTCTAGATCAATAGGAGTGATTTTTTCAACATTTCTCTTTTTTGCAATATTTACAATCGCTCCCCAAATCATTTTATGAAAATTTTCAGGATAATCATTTGTATTTGTAGTATATTTTTCATCTAAGACAAGTCTTGGATTAATACAATAACACCCAAACAATAAGAATATTGCTTTCTTATCTACCTGTTGACTAAAGTTAATGAGCGTCACCTCCTTCCAATAAACTTCCTAAATTAATTAATGATGAATTATCATTCATAGAACTTGATTTTTTATTTGTCATCTTTATTACTTTTGTTTTTAATTCAGTTTGTGATATTCTGCTGATACTTTCCTTCATTTTTTCTTGCTGTAAATAATAATCTTTTGCTTCATCATAATAATGTTTAATTAAAGCTACACCAAATTTTTCAATGAATTCTTTACTCAGTACTTCTTTGCAATACCATAACGTATAAGTCATAGCTGCATGTGTATATCCAAAATCAGTTTTATATTCTTTTATTTGTTTCAAAATCAAACCTGTTGGTCTTTCTAATTCATAATTAGTACAAATAAATTCAATTAATTGCTTATATTCAGTTGCTTCTCTTTCAACTTTTTTTACGCAATCTACACAGTATGTTTTAGATCCATGATTATGCTTTTCTTCAGGTTGTAGTTTTTTACTACAACCCTTACATGTTGATAATCTAGCCATATGCACCTACTTTAAATATTTCATTTTACATTAATAGAAAATTTAACAACAAGTTCTTCTAATTCCATAACAATTACTTTAGTTAAATCCAACTGTGTATCTCTTAACGAATCAAACATTTTAACATTTCCATTATCATCTAATCCAAGATTTCTTTGTAATACAGCAGTTGCTTCAGCTAAATGTCCATTTGATGCTAGTAGTCCACCTAATTCAATCCCTCTCGTTTTTATTTTTTCAAAATCTTCACTTGGTACAGTCTTATCAATAGTTTTTTCACTAGTTATAAAATCTCCACCTAAATCTTCAACAGCTTTTGTCCATGTATCTTTTAAATTCTTTACATTTATTTTATTCGGTAAACCAAATGTGTCTTTTAAATCTGGATATTTATCTGTCTTTTTAAATGTAATAAACCTATCATTTTTTTCAGAATACATATAACCAACAAGATAAGCAGCTTCTCTACAATAAGAAAATGTATTTTTATTAAGTTTCAAAGCATCACTTTCTTGTTTTGTGTCAAAATCTTTAGAATGATTAGATTGAGCTATAAAATGAACAGTGTAACCAAGGCTTTGTATTACTCCAATATTTCTTAATGCACTCTTAAATCTAAGAGAACCCTCTCCATAACTACCAACATCTTTTAAAATGTCAGCGTCACGATTTTCGAGAACATATCTTTCACAAAACTCTTCATATTTATCTAAAGTATCAATAACTATACAAGAAAATTTTTCTTTCAACGCTGGGTTCTTTAACTGTGCAATGGTAGATTTTAAATCTGTCATTGTGTCAATCTTAGCAGCCATAATACCTGGGATATTTTGAAACCTATCTTCAAATTCTAAGAAAAATGGTTTTTCATTAGGTTCTAATTCTTCTAAAAACTTCATTAAAGTTGTTGTCTTACCAACACCTGTATCCCCCATTATCACTATGGAATATTGTTTTAAATTAACTGATACTTTATTCGCTTCTAAATTTAATAAATTACCTATCATTAAATATATTATCTCCTTTAAAATTTTTATAAGTTTCCTATCTGAGTAAAATCTCAGATAGGATTAATAGTTATTGTTGTGCAAATGGATTATATGTGGTTTGTGGAGCTGGAGTACTTGTATCCGGTGTAAAAGGAAGATCTACACCTGCTTTCGATTTACCACTTGCAATTTCTGCTAATTTTGCTTTCCTTTTTGCTTTAAGTGCATCTACAATTTCTTGGGTAAGTTCATGTTCAAAAATAGTACTTACAGCTGTGCCAGATTTAATTTCATTTTTTCTCACATACGTTTTTACTTCGTTTTCAATATCTTTACCAAAAGCTGCTTTTTCAATAACAGTTTGTATCTCAACGGTATTTACTATTGAACCTACAAATTTCGCATACCCACCATCATAATAACCGGCTTGTCTAAAATCTGTAGCCATAGATTTATCTACTATTAATTTCACAGGTACAAGATGATCAATGTCATATGTATTAGAATCTTTGTAATCTTTTTGCATCTGATTAAAAGCCAAAAACTTAACTACTAAATTTCCAGTTGGATTATTTTTTACAATTTCATCAACAATACTATCAATAATTCCCTCTACTTCAAATTTTGCCTCAAGAATAGTTGAATCATAATCTTTAGGTTCAATTTTTTTAATAAATCTGGCGTTGATAGTATTAGAAGACACTATATCCCCATTTTTACTTTTAAAATCATTGTCATTAAAAGAACCATCGGTAATTGAAATAATATCAGGAGTTTGTTCTACTTCACAATGTTCAATATCTTTTAAATTTTCTTTCGCTGATAAATATTGTTTATAAAAATAATTTTCCTCAGACGTAATACGTTTCTTTTCATCTTTTTTATACTTTCCCGTTACAAATCTTACTTCGTGTTCACTTTTATCGGAAGTTCTAAGTATTAGACTTCCACCAAACATGTCATCCCCTGTTTTTTTAGATGTAAATTCATCAAAATCTATTTTTACTAATTCACCTGTAATTGTTACATTGTTGATTAATTCTTTCATTGAATAGTTTATCTCCTTCACGATTTTTATTTTTTAAATTTAATTTCATTTATCTAAACGGCATAATATAACACCGCCGGAACATAAAATTAGTTCTATATAAAGTCTATGATTAAACCTTGCTGCCCAAAAGCACCAAATAAAATGATAATTTGAACGTGTAGTTTTTACTTTGTTTTTGGATTAATTGCGATCCATCAGTCTCTATCGGCATTAATAGGAATAAGCCGCCAAACTTATTTCTATTATCTTTCTGGTACAGCAAAGTGTTGAAATGTGTTAAGCGTGATTTATATACGCGTTCAAGTATGTTCATATTTTAGTATTTTAAATTCATGAGGGACATTTGATATATACAATGTCATGTCAACTATTTCTTTTATTAATTCAGCTCTATCTATAAATATTTTCCATCTACTGTCGTCAAATACTATCAGTTGATCAAATTGCCACCCTCTCATAGAGTGTTCGTAAGATACAATTGCCCTTATCCTTGTTCCATCCTTCAAATACAAAATGCTACCATTTTTCCTGTATATGAACTTTTCCATCTGTTCAACATTATCTTCTGAAAACATCTTTAAACCTTTATTTGATAAATCTCTTGTATATCCAATAAATGCTATTTCTAGGTTTCTGTATTCACACTCTTTACACATTCTTTTTCATTCTCTTCTTTCTCTTTCTTCATCTGATCAGCCCATGCAAACATTCCAAAATACTGTTCGGGATTATCAAAATGAAGCTGTTTCTTTGTCATAGTGTTTTTCGGTGTATTGTCCTGAACTATATTGCCGTCAGCATCCTTAACTATATATTTCTTTTCCCGATGATTTTTCCATTCATCTGCAAAACACTGCTTAACACTCCTACCGTCTTTCTTGATTTTGTTCCTGACAATGCTTCTTTCAATTTTTCTTGTTATACTACTCAAATATATACCTCCTTTTCGATTGTTTTTATATTGCTTTAATCACAGTCCCTGACACTCACAACACTTTTCCCAAACCACTTGGTACATCGAGTATCGGTTTTGACAAACACATTTGTACGTTCTTCAATTTTATGTATGTCATCAACAGCCATACTACATTCTTTTTTGTAGCAACAAACATCTTCTTTTATACAAGTATTGCATAGCTTATCATTTATGAATGGATTATTTACTTGTGGTATCGGAAGATTAACTTTATTCTCCATCAAATTACACTCTCCTTATCTTTCAAACTACGAATTTATTTGTTATTATTTGTATTAGTATTTGATGATTTGAAATACTTCCCAATAGTGGCTAGTGTCGCACATGTTAAAGGAATTAATTCTCTATTGAATCTTGTCGTATTAAATATAAGATTTAAGCCCTTTATAAGTCCGGCTCCTACAACCCAATCTAAAATCATCCCCCTATGTAAGCACACCCAAATGTTAATACAGGTGAAAATACTAGTAGTCCAATAAATCCAATTATTACGATTCCAACACCAACTGCTTTTAATTTATCCATTTTCTTTCTCCTATCCATTTAATAAGCTAATTGCTAGTTCAATATGATTTCTTTCAAATACTTCTTTCTTCTCTAAATAATAACGTTTCATTCTTCATTAATCCATACGTTTGATACTCGTTTTGCATATAGAACGGGTTTCCTAAAATAGAAGTTCTATCTACTCTAACATCCCATTCGTGCTTTGGTTTTTCATACCGTAAATTTTTTATCATAAATCCGAAATATCATTTCTTATATATTTATATTTACCCCGTTCTGCAACACTCGCCATATTCCGAGACTTAAAAACATCTTCCATAAATATATCATTCGGATTTTTTATCATATAAGCCATACGTTCTCCAAAATAGACCGCCCAAATATTTAAATAATCATCAAATATTACCGTTGTATAAGCAGAAGTCATTGCCTGTCCACCAATTCCACCAAAACCCAACGCCGTACTTCCCCATACTTGTGAAAATACTAATAACTCTGAATTTATATCATATCGTTTCACTAATTCAGGAAATCTTGTATTAACCTGATTCTTAAAATCATTTTCAATACTTAATAAGCACGGAACACCCACTTCCTATCACCACCTTTAGTTGTTTGTTTTATTAACTAAGTAGTTCGCCAAACCGTTCATTAGCTACGCTGCTATCTTTTGGACTGTTTTACCTGAATTATTTAATATATAACCTCCAATACCGCTGAAAACATATGTATACGCTCGTTCCGGTCTCTGTAATGTAACAACACTTACATTTTCCATTTCATCAAACCTACCATTGATAATGTAAATTATTTTATCATTACAATTGGTCTCTTCCTTAATAAGCTTATTTACCGCTTTGTGCATTTCCTGGGCATATTTCAAATCTAAATCTGCAATTTCTTTACCATGACATTTTTCTCTGTCTTCGATATGTTTATTATGATGACAACCGCCCTTTCTATAATCTCTTGTTTCTTTTCCTACCCATACTGTAGCTAAAACTATTGTTTCTGCTTCTGTATAACACCAGTTATTTTTAAATCCTTGATACTGTAATATCATCTATTCTATCTCCTTGTCTGTTTATATTTTTATCTGTCTTGTGACCTATTTTTAAATGATTGAGCTATTTCTATCCAAAAGTTCTCGTAGTGTCTTTGGTTCATAATCACATACATCCACTCCAACGTTATAAGCATTCTCTAGTTGACAACACAATGGATGATGATCATCCTTATTGCTATGAACATGTCCATATAAATGTATTGATCCGTAATGCTGTCTATCCCATACCGCAATAGGATAATGAAATAACACTACTACATTACCGCCGTCTTTAATCGTATAATAATCTCTGACCCAACCAAACAAAGTCTTATTAAAATCTTTATCTTTTAAGAATCTGTCATGATTCCCTTTAATCAGAAATTTTTGTCCGTTCAACTGCATCAACAATTTATTAGCTTTATCACCATCACAAAATGCAAAGTCGCCCAGAATATATACTTCATCTTTTTTATTCACCTTGGCATTCCATTTATCAATTAGAGTCTTATCCATTTCTTGTATATCAGAAAATGGTCTATCTTCATATTTGATAATATTTGCATGGGACAGATGTAGGTCACTTGTATAAAATTTCAAATAATTCCCTCCTTTCTTCCAATTCAAATAATAGTTTTATGACATATTCCTTTCAATCAATCAAAATTAGATTTTATATTATTCATTCCCCATCACACCAAATAAACTCAACAAAGCAGGTTGAATATTATATTTAAATTTTACCGATACAATTTCAAGTTCTCGTTCTAATGAGAGTTCTTTTTCACAACAATAATCAAATACCAATTCATAAGAATTGAATAATTCCGCTTTTAAAACTGATTTGCAAAATTTGATATTACCATTCTTATTTACTTTCCTTACAAATTTACCAGTATCTAAATTTATTAATGCATATCTTTTTTCTTCCTGTTTCATTTTGCCTATGACAATCATTATAAACTAGCCTCTCCTGTGCTTAATATTTGTCTCCAAGCCTTTGAAAAATTAAAAACAATATCATCCAGATTAAATTCAACATAATCATTGTTAACATAAAAATCAACCGTATTCTTTCCTGTTAATCTTTTATATTCTTTTGACATATTAATAATTTCGTATACTTGTTTAGAAATATTATTTTCTAATTTTTTAATTTTCCTAAGATTATCTAACTCTCTTTCATGCTCTAAACACTTATTATATGTATCAAATACCTTTCCATCATCAGCTTGAAATTTCATTTATTTTATCCTCCCATTTTTCTTATTGAATGATTTCATATTTAGAAAACTCAACATTACATTTTGGACATTTTTTAAATAAAGTCACATCCAAATTATTTACGTTCCTATGATAATGTTTTACTTCAAGAATTATCCTGCATTTTGAACATATGGTAGATATACACGATTGATCTTCGGCATGAGATATATCTATTCCGATTATTTGTTTGTTAATATCAAATCAATCCTCCTGTTTTCTCCTTTCAAATCCAACATCTATTTACTGTTCTTGGTTGTACCCCATAATACATTTCCTTTTTCATTTACAGATGGTTTATTTAATTTTGTTTGAGACATTAATTTCTCAAGTATTCTTTTCTTTTTGAAATCAGTCTTGCGACTCCAATTATTTTTATTTCTCATTTAAACATATCCTTCCTTAATCAATTTTCTTCTTATTCTTTCTTTTGATTTTACAATTCCTGGTTTTGATATTCCCAGTTTGGTGGCTATTTCAATCTGAGAATAACCAAGCATGAGCATTTCAACTATGAAAAGTTCCCTTTGTCCTAATATACACTTTTGGTTTTCAAAAGTTACCCTATCAAAAAAATCTTTTTCAATATTTTCTTTAGCAGGAATTTTTTCTAATATTGACATATGTTCTTCTGTATTTTCGTCATAATATGTAATTATTTTATTAATATTGATCTTTCTTTTCTTACGAAAATTCTCATCACGATAATTATTAGATATCGCATGATCAATGCAACGATGAGCAAATGTATTAAATTTTGAAATATCCTTATTGTATTTAAGTGCTGCTTCACATATTGCAATCGCTCCTATGTCATAATAATCATCTATGGGTAATTTTCGCTTATTAATAACCTCATAAATTAGATTATGATTATCAGTTATCAACTTTTTCTGTTCTACTGTTAATATTACTTTCACCTCTTTTAGTTTCATTTTTATGAATTTTCACTGCACACTGGAATAATTATTTATTAGTCTCTATCTTTTCAAACAATCAGACCGCCAAATCCGATTTGCTGTATTACTAAATTTTTGTCATCTGGCAACATACATAGAATAGCGTTAAGTTTTCCCATCATATTTATGCCAGCAATATTTTCTAGAAGTACGTAAAAACAAAAGTTATCATAACTCATCTGATCTGTTTCTGCTAATTTAACTCCATATTTATCTCTTTTCTCTTTAAGTATATATAAAAAATCAATATAACTATTTTCATTATGTATATCAAATTTCACATTATACAATCCCTTACTATACAATAATTCATTATCAACTTCTTCACCTGTAATACGATAATATATAGTTTGTTTTAATCTTTTATCGTTTAAATATTCTATAAGAAGAGGACTTACTATAGATTCCAATTCCAACATTACAAATTACCTCCTATCAAAGAATGGATTTATTCCATATTAGCAAGACACTTGCTTTTCCCCACAAAATTCACATTTATTCATTCTTTGCCATCACTTTAGATCCATCTATTTTATATTTATATTCTGCACCACCTTCTTTCTTATTATAGAAATCACAAAATTCCTGACATTCCTCTAATGTTGTAAAAAATATATCGCTCGGTCTGAAATCATTTTTTAAGATATCTTCAAATGGCATATTATGGTCTATTATTTTAGATGGGACGGTTGTATTATGATAATATAATTCATCATCATCTCTTGAAGATTTTTCTTTATACCAAGCGATTATTCTTTTATTATTATATTGGCTTTCAGTGAATTCATATAAGTTATTTTTCTGTGGAATATATGCTCGTATGCTTTTACAACAAGAGCAACCATCGTTTACCGTTCTTCCAGATGGAAGTGTAACTTTTATACTTCTACTATCATTACATTTTTCACATTTTTCAATAAACAAATCAGAGATATCCGCTTTCCATAACGTAACTTTAAGTGTTTGCATTATTTCTTTTAAACGTGCCATTTTGGCATTATATTCCGCATTAGAAATTACACGGTCGCACTCAAGCTTCTTCTTATCATAATCTGCTTTAATCTGTTTAAATTCTTTCTTGATATCTTGGAGCTTTTCATTTTCCTCTCTAATATGCTCCATTTCCTCCAAAAACTCTTCTTTTATAGATTTCAAGAGACTAGATTTAAACTCTTCTATTTGCTGTTCAAATTCATTCGGTTCATTATAAAAATCTTCGTAATTATCCATTATTTCCTCCTATTTACATATTCTGAACTTCCTTGCGAAACTTATCTTTCAAAATATTATCATTGGTAATCACTTCGATGCTCACAATATGACCAATTAGAGACATAACACCTAAAATACTGCAACCATCTACGGTGTTTCTACCATGAATAACATTTATATCCATATCTTTCTTATATTTATTACAAATACTGACTAATGTCTCTGCACTTTGTAATGTATTTAAATTATAAGCAATCATTCTTATTCACCTCCATCAAAATTTTGAGCCATGATTTAGCCAATCTTAAAAGTTCTTCCTTCTGATTTTCACACTCCTCTGTAATTACATAATCTAATAAACCATTCAATATCATACCTAATTGCTTTCCTGGTCTGTACCCAATTTGAATAAGATCTCTACCATTTACTTTTAAATCCTTTAGATTAAAACATTGTTCTGTATTTATTACTTCTTCAATAGTCGTTATAAGCTTATCAAGGCTTAAAAGTCTTTCCTTTGTATATTTTTGATTCTGACCCTTAATATCAGCATGTTTTACCTCCACTAATCGCCTAAGTTGAATTTCTCCAATTCGGTTAAGCCATCTTTTAATATATTTAGTACTAACATATTTATTAGTGACCGGGAGTATGGAATCATGATAAACGATAAGTTCAACTACACTATATCTGGTTGTGTTATCAAACTTCAATCTACGCATAATTTTGTCAGCAATATCAGCACCGACTTTACCATGTCCGTAGAAGTGTCCAATGCTGTTTTCATCTACTGAATAACAAGGTGGCTTACCTATGTCGTGAAACAATATGGCTAATCTAAGGATTAAGTCATTTGGAGTATTCTCTAAGGCTGATATGGTGTGATGCCATACATCCTTATCATGAAACGGATTATTCTGCTTAAATTTATACATGGCTTTTAATTCAGGAATAAATACCCAAAAAATTTCAGGACTATACAACATATAATTACATAATCTCTTTATATTACCAGTTAGCATCTTACAAAATTCACTGTTAATCCGTTCCATAGATATGTTCTTTAAATTAGTACAAAGAGATGTTGCTGCTTCTAAAATTTTATTATTTATACCAAAATCAAGTTGAGCTGCTAATCTAAATGCACGGAGAATTCTTAGTGCATCTTCATCAAACCGATCTTCTGGACTTCCGACACATCTGATGATTCTATATTTAATATCATTTAGTCCACCGTATAAATCTATCAGCCCTGTTTTATGACTATAAACCATAGCATTTATGGTAAAGTCCCTTCTTTTTAAATCTTCTACAAGATTCCTGGTAAATTCTACTTTATCAGGTCTACGACTATCAGAGTACTCTCCGTCTATGCGGTATGTTGTTACCTCAAATGGTTTATCATTAAGAAGAATAGTTACAGTTCCATGTTTTAATCCTGTTGGTAATATGTTTTCATATGGAAAAGTAGAAATGACTTCTTCTGGGTTGGCTGAAGTAGTAATGTCCCAATCTTTAGGGGTTCTGCCTAAAATACTATCTCTTACACATCCACCAACTACATATGCTTCAAATCCACACTGCTCAAGTTGATCAATAATAAACAAAACTTCTACTGGTAGCTCAATGCTATAATTCATCTTTTACTATCCTCTCATTTACACTAAACACAAATTCATTTATTCTCTTATAGTCTGGGTTATCTGGTAATGTGGTATTTTCTTTTGCATAATCTAACCTTTTTTCATACTCATCAACTAATTCAAAGAATTCTGGAACTGGTTGGCGATTTACATCTAAATACTTTCCATTTCGAATATCCATAAGTAAATCATGTTCTGTTTCTCTATATGTGATAATCTGTTCTTTCTCTAATATATCCAAACACATCATATATAATCTAACCAAGTGCATCATGTGTTTTCCTAGTTTATCATGTGCTATCGCCTTTTCATTTCTCTTTCCAATTTTTCCATAAGCCTTTACAATACTCTGCATTTCTGACCACATACTTTTATAATCTCTTAGCGGATAATGCTCTAGTTTTACATCCATAAATATTTCTGTGTTATAACCTTCCTGTATGGCTTTATCAATATAAAGTTTTATAGAATCGTTATCCGTATAAAAATATCTTTCTTTAAAATCATACTGAGCATGTTCAATTGTTTTGAGTATATGACGTTCATTCTCATCCTGTCCAACTAGGCGTACCGCTTTATTAGACAACCTACGAAGCTGTTGATTAGCATAGCCACCAAAAGAAAATATTGCTTTCTTTGACAAAAACAACTGGTAATTATCGAGTAGTTCCTGACCAATTGGAGAAATATGAAAATAATGCTCTGGCTTATTTCCCAACATTTCAATAGTATTTGGATTTACATTACTCAATAGTGCAATTAATTTATTAAAAGCATAAATTGTGGTGTCTGTCTCGTCATTTGTAAATTGCTCAAAATTTTCATTAGTCAAAATTTCTTTCTTACGATTTAATGTACAACCTCTAATATCAAGATCACTTTTTTCATTATTTGTACCATAAGCGTGACTCCCACCTAGTGTAAGAAGAATTATATTGCTACCTAAATGTTCGCTTTTTCTAAGAAAATCATAATTATCTGATTGCAATACTATCTCAATCTGTTCTCTGGTCATTTTATACTCTCCTAGTCTTTCATTATCATTCAAATCAGGATTCTATATAGTTTTATCGGCAATACCAAGTTCAATTGCTTCTACATGATGTATGAACCAATCAATTTTCTTTACTCTTACTTCTAATAATTTTTCTTTTGTAATTTTAGTTCTTTCTAGTACATACTCTTCAATTGAATTTTGAAGATAATCCAGTTCTTCTCTACTCTCAACCAAGTCTTGATATGTTCCAAACCTTACTGCTGACATCTGATGATATAATAAAGTGGCATATTTACCTATAAATCTTTTATGTCCGGCTAAGAAAATTTCAAATCCGGCACTCATTGCGTAACCCGTACAATATGTATGAATTGGTGTTTTACTATGTAATATTATGTCAATTAAAGCCCACATATCATAAGTACTACCACCGAATGAATTTATATAAATTTTAATAGGTTTTCTCTTGAAATTCTTTTCCTTTTTGTCGTTTTCATCATCTTCATGAAGAATAAATAAAATATTAAAACAAATACTTCCAATTGAAACGTTGTTTATATCATCTGAGAGATAAAATAATCTCTTATCTGCATCGCATAAAATGTTATCTTTATCAGCCATCCATACTATTCCTCCTTCTGATTAAGTCGCAATTTTAATTATTCTAACCCTTTTCTTATTTTGAAATACCCATCACAGCTTCAACTTCACCGTCTTCTAATGCATTACATATAGCGACACTTATACCAAATAATTCTTTAGTAATTAATGAGTCTCCAGAGGAACGTTTTTTTAATAGACTTTCAAGTAATAATCCAAGTGGAGTATAACAATGTGTTGGATCTTCTAACATCCTCTCAGTAATACTATTCATGATTAAATACTTTGGTTCTTTCCCAGTTTTCATTACACATTCACAAATCAATCTATTAACTTTAAGTAAATCTATACTCTTCTTATAAATGTTAGTTTTCATTATTTATCCTTTCAATTTTTCTAAATCCTATATTTTCTTCACACACATATCTTACAGTTCCACAACAAGGGCAAATTTTAAATTTATTATGTATTACACTATTATAGAATTTTTCTCTATTGTCGACATATCCACAGGCAGCACATTGTATTAATTCTTCTTTGTTTTTATCATAATTCACCGCTTTATTCCCTTTCAATGTATAATTTTAACCGTATGTCTCATCATCTTTCATCTCAATTTCAACAACAAGGCTATCTTTCTGGACACTTGTTATACAATTACTTATATCTGAATCATTAATTTCCAGTTGTTGCTGAATCATACCATTCTCATCATATCTACCGCGTATAGCAGCTGATACTGCATATAACCCTGTGAACGAGCCAAGACCTCCACCATTCGATGTAATTGAACAGGCGATTCCTGCACTGTCGTATACTCTATATCCTTGTTTATAACTTCTTGACAATCGCTTATTATCATTTAACCATTTATTACTTTCGTTTATTCCTCCAATAAAAGCAATATTGTTATCTCTACAAGCAAAATCTATCTCCTTTCCACTTGTAGTCGTGTAAAATTTCCAGAATTAATACTTTCATAGAGTCTATCTAGTGCTACCTCAAATGCCCCGATTCCAGAAAAGAAACTACTCAATTTTAAATTGTCAAATAAATACGGCATTGCCTTATATAGTTCAACTAGTATGTAATAAAGAACATCTACTACAATTGAATTTCCTGATTGTTTATAAAGTTGACTATTACTTACTCTTTCAATCTTTTCATTTAATGGCAAGTCTTTATATTTCTTTTTACTTCTTAGTTTTATCTTTGATGCCTCATTCTCCGTATACCACTTTGCTGATTCAAAATCTTCATCTGAAAATCCCATAAGTCTGAAACATTCTTTTGGTGTGAGTTTCCTGATTCTTATAGTTTGTAATATACTGTCTATAATTTTGGGTTCAAGACCACCACCACCACATGTATTTAATGTTGGTGAACATCCGTCAGGTGAATATACTCTACCTCTTTGCGGATTTTTAAAATTTCCACCCTCTACAATATTACCAACTTGAATTACTTTTGGTGCGTTGTTATGCCCTGAAGTATGTGTTTTCGATATTCCATCAGGACTTACTACAACCCCATCTTGTGAAGAATTAATTGAACCAATGGGATATACTTTGTTTTCTAAAACCATACTCCCTACACCTTGATAATTTGAGATTCCCCTATCTTCTCTTGCAGTAATACAATTAGCAATTTCTAATTTTTTGGCATTTTTATATGATTTATCGACGCAAACTTTTATTGGATCTTTATAAACTGTTGCTTTAATTGTAGGTGAAATATTTTCTGAACTATATACTTCTTGATTCTGATGTAATTTATTTGACTCTGGTAATATTCTACCAATTACATTTATTTTGTTTTTAGATTCAATGACTAGTCTAGGGTCTTTATAATCTCTAGCTGTTATGCATGGAGAGTATTCTTTATATTCACACATTCCTCTTTTTCCATTATCTCTACCGGCATTTGATAAATCTAATAAAATAGAATCCTTATCTTTTAACTGTCCCAAAAATTTCTGTGTTTTTTCTTCTGATATGTAATATTTTTCATCTACTTCACCCTCTAAGATGTGTTTCAATCGAACTCCATTATCAAAATCCTCTGGAAATTGGAATTTACCATTATCTAAATCTTTCCTAATACTAATGATAAAAACTCGCTCTCTGTTTTGTGGTACACCAAAGTCTTTTGCATTAAGCACTTTCCAATATGAATTATAGCCAGCTTCGTCTAAATCTTTTATAACTGTCTCAAATTCTATTTTAAATTTTTTACTGGTAAGATTCTTAACATTCTCAATAATCGATAATGCTGGTTTCTTTTTTTTCAGAATCCGTATTCCCTCATAATACATACCACTCCTGGTCTTATTTCCATGTTCATCAATAAAACCCTTTTGATTACCAGCAACGCTAATATCGGTACACGGAAAACCCCATGTCATCATACTAAAATCTTCAATCTTATTTTCATCTACATTTGTTATATCGCCCAAATTAAGATTTTCATCTACCCTATGTATTGCACAATAACTTTTTACTGCGTATTTATCAAATTCACAAAAGTTTATTAACTCCCAAGATTTCTTTTGATTATTGGTTTTATCGGGTAGTGTACATACTTGATAAAATCATACTAAATACATAAATTAGAAAGGAAATACAAGCAATACTAGTTGATATGTGAACGTTCACCTTGTAAAAACAAGGTATTTAATGGTAGAAAATAAAACCAATAATTGATTACATTTCCAAATTCTTTATAAATTCATCCCAAGTAACAACATCTTCGTTGTATTCGTGATCTGTTTCGTCTTTGAACCATTCATTAGCATCAACGTGTATAAAAACTGTTACGTCAAAATTTTTATCCTTTCTTAATAAGTCATATATTCTTTTTAATAACTTAAACCCTTTTTTATCAAAGGTAATATCATCACATCTCACTTGATAAAGATTTTCATCAATTTCTTCCAAATACACATCTTCGTCAATGTTTTCAAACAATTCATCTACAATATCATTTATATCTTCAACTCCCTGTGTATTAGATATACAACACCCTAATTCTGCTTCGCTTCCTTCAATAAGTTCTATTCCTTTATACCTCATACCCATCTCCTCTGTTGATTTATTTCAACAATTCTTTAATATATCTATCCATCTCATACCCAAGTTTCACACAATTACCATGCGAAATGTGATTCTTCCATGCGTTATATGATTCATAAAACTTTTCTTCGCTTAATTTTCCTCTCTTAACTAAACCAGCCATCTTCTTAAATCTTTTCTTAGCAGCTCTCTTATTTTCATTCTTTAATTTACGAATGGCTTTTCCGTCTTTTGTAATATAAGTGTGGAATCCACAAAATTTAATTCCATTCTTAAATGGTATAATCTGAGTCTTACCATTCAGTTCTAACCCTAATGTACTTACAAATTCTCTGATTGCATTTAAACACCATTTTGCATAATCTTTTCTTTCTACAATAAGATAGAAGTCATCCATATATCTACCGAAATATTTCACACCTAGTTCACCTGTAATAAAGTGATCCAATCCTGATAAATATAGCAATGCATATACTTGGCTTATTTGATTGCCAAGTGGCAGTCCTAAACCTTCGGTACTGTCTATAAATTTTTCACACAACCAACATGTATCCTTATCATCAATGAAGTATTCAACCATATCTTTTAGAATGTTGTGGTCTATATTATAGAAAAATTTACTAACATCAGCTTTTATAATCCAGCAATCATATCCGTATTTGTTATATGCTAGTAGCATTTGACCTTTCAACCAATTAAGTCCAAATAAAGTACCTTTGTCAACTTGCCCGGCAAAATTATTGTCAATAAACTCATTACAGAGTTTTGATAATAACACGTTATCACATAAACTGTGCTGAACTATTTTGTCTTGAAAAGAACCAGCTTTTATAATTCTCTCTTTGGGTTCGTAAATAACAAACTCATTATATTTTGAAACTTCATATGTTTTTGTTTCTAATCTTCTTTTTATCTGATGAATACCATCTAATGCTGCCAATTGAAATTTTTGACTACTTACTGTAAACCCCTTACCAGACTTTGATTTCTTATATGCTCTGTATAAATTCCCAAAATCGGTTATTACTTCAAAATCTGTTTTACTATTTTCTGTCATAATATTGTGTTCCTTTATATTTATCCTGCCTTTTG